AATTTAAGTATAATTGATTTACTTTTTCATAGAGGAAAAGAGTCAAAAAAGTATCTTCAAGCAGTAAAGTATAAAACTATTATTAATGATAATGGTGGTGAGGTAAGAGTACAGTATGTTCCTGTGCCATATAACCTTGGTTTTGAACTTGGTGTTATGGCAAAGTCACAGGACGATGCTCTACAAATTACTGAGCAGATACTACCATACTTCCAACCATCATTCAGTGTTACTCTCAACATGATTCCTGACATGAATGAGAAGCGTGATATAGCTGTAGTTTTAAATAATGTTGGTTATGAAGATACATGGGACGATAGTTTTTATGAGCGTAGATATATCATCTACACTTTAAACTTCACAATGAAGACTTATCTATACGGTCCTTACAACACATCAGATGTTATTAAGAAAGCAATTATACATGAGACACTTGGTGATCAGGCAGTTAACCGTAGAGCAATTACAAGAACATATACACCTAAAGCAAAAACAGATATCAATACTGATGGTGTCATTGATGCAGCAGATGACGTATTAGTAGATGCTGGTGATGACTTTGGATTTAACGAAGGGATAGAATTCTTATGAGCCTAGAAGAGAACATGGAAGAAATTCTTAACATTGATGTAGAACATGTTGAGAAACCTAACTTACCAAAGGTAAAATCAAAAGAAGATGATCAACAAAAAGACTATGAATATACTCGTGGAGAATTGTATAGTCTTATAGATCAGGGTCAGGAGGCGGTCAAAGGTGCACTAGAGGTAGCACAGGAGAGTGGTCACCCTAGAGCATATGAGGTAGCTGTAGCAGCAATGAAGCACGTTGCAGACATGACAGAGAAATTACAAGATTTACATAAAAAAATGAAAGACCTTGATGAAGAAGCAAAAGGTCCTTCAAAAGTCACTAATAATGCTATGTTTGTAGGTTCTACATCAGAACTACAGAAGATGTTAAAGCAAATGGGTGGTGGAAAACGCTAAATAGATCTGTATACCCTGACATGGTATGAGAAGCTACAAAGAATTTAAAAGACTCACTGAGTCTGCCATTGAGCAGGATAACGGAATTTTAGAAGGTGCAGCCTGGACAAAGAAGGCTGGCAAGAACAAAGAAGGTGGACTTAATGAGAAAGGAAGGAAGTCTTACGAAAGAGCAAATCCTGGATCTGACCTTAAAGCACCAAGCAAGAAGGTTGGAAATCCCCGTAGGGCATCCTTTTGTGCTAGAATGAAAGGAATGAAAAAGAAATTAACTTCAAAGAAAACTGCCAGCGATCCTGATAGCAGGATCAACAAATCACTAAGAGCTTGGAATTGCTAACAAAAGTTATAAAATTATTATAAAATTGACTATTACTGATTATTAAACTATAATTAGTATATGAGTTTGATATAATAATGCGTCTTAATCACAACGACATTCAACGTTGTATTACTGCCTGTAAGGTCTATCAAGATCAGACTGGTAGTGAATGGATGTGGGAACAATACGAATCCTTGATTAATAAACTCACTGTTTATAAAGATCAATATTCTACCGACGATTAAAAATGAACTATTTAACTAACTTAATTGTATATTTTGTTTCAACTCCATCAGTTTATACTTTACCTGGCACTTGGGAAGAACAACCTTTAGTTCCAGTTGAAATGGTATTCAGCACAGCAGTGGCAATAGCAACACTAGGTGTTGTTGCTGGATTAATAGTAGGTCTTTCAATTATTAAAATAAAAAGGAAAAAAGTATGAAAACATTCAACACTGTTGTTTTAAACATCACTGTTGCAATCTTAGACTTTCTCTACAAGGGTAGAGACTATCAACGTTTTTGGGTGCTTGAGGAAATAGCTCGTGCACCCTATTTTGCTTTCTTGAGTGTGTTACATTTTAGAGAAAGCATGGGACTAAGAGGTCCTGACCATCTGTATTTGATGAGAGAGCACTTTGATCAATCAGTTAATGAAACAGAACATCTAGAATACATGGAGAGTAAAGGTGGTAATGCTTACTGGATAGATCGTTTTCTAGCAAGACACCTTGTTCTAATATATTACTGGGTCAATGTAGTTTATTACTGGTTGTTCCCTAAACTAGCTTATCATCTATCGTATGAAGTAGAAATTCATGCTGCTGATACATATGCAAAATATCTTGAAAAAAATGGTTCAGATGAGAAAATATGTGCTATACTAAATGATGAGTTGAATCATGCTTCTGAACTTCTGCAAGCAATGGAGAAAAATTTATGCCAGTATACCAAGATTACGAAATTAGAATCAATCTAAATGAATTGATTGAAAAGAGAATACCATGCTGTGATCTATTACATCCTGATCACTGTTTAACAGAGAAGCAGGTTGCTGAGATTGCACATGATATAAGAATGGATTTGAACTTACATGATATCTTTAAGCAAGTTGATCAACACATCATGAGATATGTTGAAGCTGCTGGAATTGATAATAAGGATCATTGGGTTGAACCACATCTACCAGATTTAGATAGAGACATATCTGATGAAGTCGGCATTGATTTTGATTAAATGAGTGACATACATTTTAAGAGACACCGTGTGTTTCGTGAAACAGATGACGTAATATTTTATGATATATCTGTAGAAGAATCAAATGCTAGTGATCTTGTGGTGCACACAGGTCCTGCAGTATCACCTCCACCTGATTGCGTAGGAGGTAAACAGTTCTACATTCATAGTTTTCAAGATGACTGTAATAGAGTCATACAAGGAGAGAGAACTTTTGAGTTAGTTAATAGAGATTGGAAATATCCTTATCATATAATACATCTCAATGTGCATAGTGGTGCATTGATTATACCCCGTGGCACATTCCATAGATCAGTGTCAGGTAAAGATGGATCAATAGTAATTAATCAGGCAAAGAGATACGATGGGTTTGATCCCCATGCTGAGTTCTATCCTGTTTCAACCGCAGAGAACATGGAATTGTATAATATTCTAAAAACCGAGAAACCTGTTATACATACCTTAGGTGAGTAAATGAAGACAAATGAATAAACTAAAATGGATATCTGTTGGTATTGTTGGTAGTCTTTTTGCTGTGTCACATATCGGAATGATAGGATACATTGCTACAAGAGAAAAAGAAGCACCACTACCATCAGTGGATTTACCTGTAGGTCCTTACACATCATATAAAGTGAGTGTATCAGACGAAGGATATGCTATCTCGTATAAAGCAAACGATCCCAAGACAGCATACATCACTAAAGATATTAAAGAGAAAGCAGGATTCTTAGGACTTGCAAGTAATACAACTAAGGTTGCTGAAGAATACTTTATGGATGGACAGACAAACCAAGGTGGTGCAGTATCTAATACCAGATCATGGTTAGATCAGAAACCAGGTTTGACTCATGAACAAGCAGCAGAGATAAGTGCTGAAAGAATTGCATGTATCAAAGCAATAGGATCAGGAGAAGGTACAGGTAGAGTAGTTGGTACTAGCATTGGTGCAGCTGCAGCACCTAGTCTTAGCACTATACCATTCGTAGGATGGGTAGCAGCAGGATGGGTAGCAATGTTTGGTGGTAACCAAGGTGCAGAGATAGGTGGTAATATGGCAGAGGATATGTCTAAAGATTGTTAAAAATACATATAATATAGGACTTACAATCAACCATGCAACAGTCAGTCGTTTATTCTAACGGAAACCAAGAATGCGAACGTGCGGTTTCACTTCTAAGAAGTTTAGGTCATGATTTTCATGAGTATATGGTAGGGGAAGACTTTACCCAGACCGAATTTGAAATGGAGTTTGGTGGAGATGCCAAATATCCGCAAGTTACTATTGGTAAATCACACGTTGGAGATTTAAAAGAAACTTTACAAGAGATGTTTCTTAAGACTTGACAAAAGCATGGTCATCACCTAAAATAAGGTCATGACTACTCCAAACTGGCAACATCACTCAAAGAAAGAACAGAAGAGGACGTTAAAACCTCAAGCACTTCGTCGTGCAAAGAGACGTCTTAAGATGTTTAAACTCAAAATGAAGTTTGTTTCTGTTAAATAGAGACAACATGATGCTAGTGACATGAAATACCAAATTGGCAAAAGACATGTATTCGTAGACAGTGAACCTGTTAGAATGTATTTTATTAATGATATACCCTTTGCGTTTGATGGTCTAGAACATCATCAGAAGCAAGACAAGTGGATTCTTACAGAATGTGCTATTAATCCAGAGTATACATTAGAAGATATTTTGAGATGGGGTGACTACCTAATGGAAGAAGAATGCCATCCAGTTTTATTTGAATTAGATCTTCTTAATCGAGAAATATTACCCGAATGAATGAATTTACTGAATTGCTAGTGGGAACGTTTGCTAATAAAAGACAAGCACAATCCCACCCTACTCGTTATGCACATATACGTGTCTCTCATCGTTTAATTGGTGGGAACCGCATCTATGGAGAGCAAGCATATAACTATCTTTTGAACAGACCCTACAGACAGTTCGTAATTGATGTTGTACAAGAAAAAGAAGAATATCGTTTGAAGAATTATGAGATTATAAATCCTCTACAATTTGCAGAATGTAAGAATATAGATAAAATTACTGATGATATATTAAAATATCGTGAAGGATGTGATGTCATCATGAGAAAGACAGGTCCTAAAATATTTTTTGGTGGAACATCTACATGTGAGTGTTGGGTAACATGGAATGGTATAAAAACATATGTTCAGAATGAGGTCATGCTCAGTGAGACAGAATATCAGGTAACAGATAAAGGATTACATGCAGAGAATCATTCAAAGGTATGGGGTTCTGACTATGGTGCATTCAAATTTGTGAGACAGTAACATGCCTATCAAAGATAAAGAGGAAAATAGAAAATATCAACGGGAGTGGGCAAGAAAAAATTCCAAGACAAAAAAGGTAAATCAAGTTAGTGCTAAAAGAAGAAAGCAGATGGTTGATGATGCCAAGTCAAATCCATGTGTTATATGCAACAAAGAATATCCTCCAGAGGTTATGGATCTATATCATATAGATCAATCAAAGAAGGCATCAAGTATATCTAAATTAATGTGTATATCAAGTTATAGTTCATTAAAAGAGGAGATTGATAAGTGTGCTCCTTTATGTGCAAATTGTCATAGATTACTAGATCATGGTTACGTGCAACTACCAGAATTAATCGTTATTACATAAGGTTCAAATCTAACCTATTTCATATTTTAGAACCCTCAGCAAAACTGGGGGTTTTTCGTGTATAAATAAATCACGAGGAAAGTTTTAACTACAGGATCAGAGAGTAATCATGCCATTATCACGTTTGGATAACCTTATCAGCAGTAAGACTGGTAAGTATCTTTATGTTTCGCCTGATGATTTTAATGCAACCGATGCATTATCTAACAGAGGTAATTCACCAGTTGTACCATTTAAGAGCATACAGAGAGCATTTTTAGAAATCGCTAGGTATTCATATCTACCAGGTTTCCAGAACGATAGGTTCGACCAGTTTACTATAATGTTGATGCCTGGCATCCATTATATTGATAATAGACCTGGTTTAGTAGACACAAGTGGTATTGATGTATTTGGATTTGATCAAGCAAATAATGCTTGGACAGATGATAGTATAACAGACCTCTCTAATCCTGATAACATATACTATAAATTTAATAACACTGAAGGTGGTGCCATTATTCCTCGTGGTTCATCACTTGTTGGTTATGACTTAAGAAGAACTGTTGTAAGACCTCTATTCGTTCCTGATCCTGCTGTAACAGAAAGAGAGATTCCTCGTTCCGCTATGTTCAATGTAACTGGTGGTTGTTATTTCTGGCAGTTTACTCTTAAAGATGGTCAAACAACATCTGAATCTCCTCTATATGATGCTGCAGCTGGAACTGGTAAAGTTTATTACGATCCATCTGACTTTACTAGATTAGCAGCACCAAACTATTCTCACCATAAACTAACAGTATTTGAATATGCAGATACAGATGAGTTAAATCTATTCTACAGAAAAATTGCTAAGGCATTCTCTGCATACCAACCAACAATTGATGATCCTGGTGAATTTGATACAAGAGTACAAGAGAACAGAATCGTAGGTCCTCTATCGGACAGTAGAATTATTGAGAGTTTAACTCTTACTGATGCTACAACTGATCCTAGTATCCCTGCATCTACTACAGAAGTTACAGTAACAACTAAAGTTGACCATGGATATTTCCAAGGACAGTTCGTTGCTATTGCAAACACAGAAATTGATGACGTATTAGAAGGTATCTTCGAGATCAAAGAGATTGATCAGAACGATGCCCGTAAATTCAAATATCTAGTTCCATTCGTAACAAGTGGAATTGGTAGTAATATTGTATCTGGACAGACTGTAAGTGTTGACACAACACCAGCACTCGGACAGAATGCACAGACACTAGCAGAAGTTGACTCTGTTGAATCTGCATCTCCATATGTTTTCAACGTATCAATCAGATCTACATGGGGTATTTGTGGTATCTGGGCAAATGGTTTGAAAGCCACTGGTTTCAAATCAATGGTTATTGCTCAGTACACTGGTGTATCTCTACAGAAAGATGACAGAGCATTCATTAGATACGACGAGTATACAAACACATGGAATCAAGCATCACTCGTAGATGCATTTGCTACAGTTCCATATCACACAAAAGGTGACGCATACTATAAAGATGAGTGGAGAAACTTCCACGTTAGAGCATCTGAAGATTCATTCATTCAGTGTGTTAGTATCTTTGCTGTTGGTTTTGCTGATCACTTCTTGATGGAGTCAGGTGGTGACATGTCAATCACCAACTCTAACTCTAACTTTGGTAACACATCCTTACATGCTATTGGTTTCAAAGGATTTGCATTCAACCAAGATAAGGGTGGATATCTTACAGATATTATTCCACCAAAAGTAGTTACTAATAATGCAGCAAGCACAGAAAAAATTAACTACTACACTATTGATATACAGGGAACACTTGCAACATCACAAAACTATACTAAGTTGTTCTTAGGTAGTGATGAGATCAGTGATCCACTAACTCGTCCTGCTGCTACTATTAATGGTTACAGGATTGGTGCTAAATCTGATGATAAATTATATGTTAAATTAGATCCTCTAAGTAATCAAGGTGCAGATGAATTTTATAATGTATCATTAGAACCAACTGGTTTTGTTAAGTATGTTGCAAAAGGATCTATTCTTAATCCTAGTGGTGGTGTAGTCAATAGCATATATGCTGATGCTGCTAACTTGATTGAAAGCAACAGACGTATGATGCAGGAAGAAGTATTTGGATATATTCTAGAAAAATATCCTAGACTTCAAAATATTCCTTATGTTAATCCTGGTTTAGATCCTGCTGGTAACAGATACTTTGATGCTCGTAACTTAATACAAGCAAACAGACAGGAGATTGTTGATACTGCATATGACGATATGGTCAGGACATATGGTGTCAGCAATATTCAAGGTGCTGGTAACGATGGTAAGTGTAAGAGAGATATTGGTATAATTGTTGATGCTATATCAGAAGACCTTAAAGATGGTGGTAACGCAAATATTATTGCAGCAACTAAATCATATTTTGAGTTAGATGATGACATCAACTCTGTCACATATAATCAGTTCATTTTCTTATCTAATGGTTTAGAAGGAGAAGAAGATTATGCAACTTTTGCATTCCGTAGAGCAAGAGATCTATGTAAGCAAGCAATTGCTAACTTACTAACAGTCAAGGCAGACTTATATGATCCTGATCCTAACAGTAACCTAGCACCATATGGTATTAACATAGGTAAGACAGGTTCACAGGCAGAACTAGATGGTGACACAACAAATGGTGTTACTATTGACCTAGCACTTAAATCAGATCCAGCATCCCGTTACAAAGATGCCCGTAACAGAATTGTTGCTAACAAAGACTTTATCCTTGACGCAGCAGTCGCAGAAATATCTGTATATCATCCTGACTTCTATCATCCTACTGATACACAGACAAACTCACAGTCAAGACTTGCTGATGCATTCCGTCTAATCAGAAGAAACTCATCTGAGATCAGAGACAAGGCACTTGCTCAGATTGCTGTTGATCATCCTAACTTCTATATTGATGGAGACCAGCAGACTGATGAAGGATCAAGATACGCATCTGCATATCGTTTAATTCAGAAGAACAGAGATCAAATTGTTGACACTGCACTAGCAGAAACAACTGTACAACATCCAGACTATTTCTTTGTTGGTGACCAGCAGACTGATGCACGTTCAAGATATGCTGATGGATATCGTTTAATTGTACAGAACAGAACAGAAATTGTAAACACAGCATGGGCAAACATGCTAGTGTCATATCCTAATCACGGACAGTATGAAGTAAAATGTAAACGTGACTTAGGTATCTTTGTTGATGCTATTGGTCTAGATTTATTTGTTGGTGGTAACAAGTACTCCCGTACATTCATTCAAGAATACTTTACATCTGCTGGACAGTGGATCTCTGGTGGACTACAAGGTGAAGAGTCACAGAGTATAGAGGCATTCAACCAAGCAAGAGATCAGATGAAACTTGCTGTTGCTAACCAACTTTCTATTCAAGATCTTTCAGTTACTGAAGGTCCTGCACAGTATAATGGTGGTGGTGGCAATGTATCTAGAACTAACTCTGGTGCTTGTGATGATGTACAGTCTGCTATCACAACTCTTACAAACATAGTTACTACTTGTGTTTCTCAAGGTAACTTGACTAGTCTTCCTACTGAGACATCATATATCGCAGGTCCTGGTGAAGAGAAATGTCGTAGAGATATTGGTATCTTTGTTGACTCTCTAGCACTTGATTTATTCTGTAAGGGTAATGTTTACTCACATAGATTCGCAGCAGAATTCTTTACCGATGCTACAACTCCAGAGTTCTCATTCAACTCAAGTGTATACAATACTAACTTCAATAAAGCTGCTGAGATGATCAAGAAAGCGATCACTAACCAGTTATATTTCAAGGATAATGGAACACAAGGAGCAATAGACAGAACTGCAGATAATGCACCTGGCTCAGATTATGGACAGGTATCTAAAAACTTTACACCACATGGTGCTGCATATACTGCATCCACTGGTGACTTAATTCTTGATATTGCTAATCATGGATTAAGTGTTGGTGACATGATTAAGATTGCAGACAATGCTCTTACATTTACTTGTGGAATGGATGGTAACTATAGCAACCACACATATCCTCGTACAACAGATCCAGCATCTGGAGAGTATATTAAGATTACTTCTGCTACAACAGATAGTATTACAGTCAACGTAGGTCCTTCTCCTCTAGTATCATTCACTCCTACTGCTGGAACTTATGATCCTGCTACTGGAGATTTAGTATTAACTATAGGTAATCACAGTCTATCAACTGGAACAAATATTAAAATTGCTGATAATTCATTGAAGTT